GCCAGGGCTGTACCGCCAGCAGGATTCTCCAGGAGAATCGCAAAGCTAGCTGTACTTGGGGTTGTGCTACCCACGGCTATAACACTTGCGTTTTGCGTCTGGAGGTACTGTAGACGAGTTGCGCCTGTACACTTGACGCGTACAAATCCTTCAAACGCTACACGACCGATAGCACCTACTGCAATGTTCTCTGTAACAACACCTACTCTTGGACCTACTGCAAGAGCAGTTGGCATGAGCGCACTTCGATCCACGTTAGGATCAAGCATTATCACATCGCCAGTTACTCTTGCACCACCCGTGTTATTGACAAGGTCTTGCGTCAGCCCACTGGTAAGTACGATAGACTGAAAGTTCCACTTACCAGTGATAGTCTCGTCATAATCAAAAAACGCACTACGATCACTGAGACTGGCATTGAACCTGAAGCTATCCCGCACGCCCGCGTTAGGCGTGGGGTCATCATCAGTAATCTCAGGAAGAAGGAACCCATGTCGCGTGGTTGTTTGCATTCTAGTACCCCATGTCTGCCCAGGTTACGTTACCAATATCGTTCCAGGTTCTCGCACCCAATGCAGCCCATGATGATTCACTGTAGATGATAGTGTAACCCAGGTGCGAAGGCTTTATTCTCTGGATCATAAGATCAATGTTGGTCGCGACGTTTGGAGGGAATCCTTTTGGCTGTATTATACGGATATCGAAGGTATACCTGTTGATATCGTTCCCTGCCAGATTAAAGTGCTCGATGATCTCTAATTCGTCTGCATACTGCTCGATCTGAGACTTGATGTAAGCTGGCGTCGGCGTAGCCGTTATCTGCATCTTGGTGATAAGACCAGCAATACGATCCTGCCTGGTATAAGTAGCATCCGATGGAGTCCCAAGCATATCTTCCCAGAGTTCCAATGCATCGTCGTTAGCTGTACGAACAAACCAGGCGGAGTGCATTGGCTCCAGATCGTTAGGAAGATTACCCCCGAGTGCCTTTCGGATATCCTCATCGGACATAAAAGCCGTGAACCGATCGAGCACATCAAACTCAAATCCAATCGACATCATCCACTGCTGCATGAAATCGTCTTCTTCCCAATAGTTGGGAAGATTCTCTAGAAGCGTTATGCCCCAACCATAGAAGAGATCTGGCCTCATACAGCTGTTACCGCCCCTGCAATTGGTTTCTCTGTTCCAGCTATGGGAATATTGTTGAAAGTAAAAGGTCCGGTAGTGCCCTTTCGGATGCCATAGGCAGTAGAGTACATGTCAAAGGTATCAATTCCTTCAACATCCTCGATAGCTGCCTGTTGGACACGATAGAACAGAACGAATCCGTCATCACCACCAACCGGCTGAGTATTGATATAGGTAATAATCTGTTGTCTTACTTGCTCCTGCACGGTAGCCAGGTTGAAACCTGGCTGAGCAGTCAATGCGAACCGAGCCTCAATAGTTACAGCTACCGCCGATTCCACGGTAACATCTGCACCTATTGGGCGCTTGGTTTCAATGTAAGTGCCTATCCTGTTGACTGTCTCAGCATTGGGTATAGTGTTGTCTGAGTTGATAACTACCACTTTGACAGTACCGTAGCCACTCCATTCTGGTATAACGCTGACCGCACCTAAGCTCGTGCCAGGGGTCTCGCGTGCCCAGATCTCATAATCTGTATCATTGCCACCAGCTGAAGGCTGGCGCACCGTAAGTAAGAAACGTGCCAGAAAGAGTCTATCCGACTCTATATTCACACCACCAAAAGTAGCTACAGGGTTGTTCACGGCAGTAACGAAAGCTACCGGCGAAGCGAGTCTGTTGATAGCTCCTGCTAAAACATTGCCCAGACTACCAGCTCTATCGGCCTGAATAGCTACTCCCGTGAAAAGTCTGAAAGTTGAAGTGTTATTTGGTAGATTAGTGGCATCCCAGTTTATCACGTTGAGAGTAGTAGAAGTATTGGTGATTACCTGCCGCCACTGTCCAGCACCAGCCCCACCCGTTATCAGAACCGTATAACCCTTCCACTGATC